ATGAGATTTTTTATCAAAATCTAAAATTTCTTTAAGATATTTAAATTCTTCTCTAATTTTTTTCTTTAATTTATCACTCGCATTCAAATTTGATAATTCAATTTCTACTGGAGAATCGTAAAGATCACTAACAATAGCTTCATTAACAACATCTTCAATGGCATTGTCGCATTCTGGATGCAATGCCATTTCTCTATATCTTTTAATTAAATCGTGCTCAGATCTATAGACACCTTCAATATCTACATATTGACCGTAAAATCCACTCGCAATATAATTATCAACCCCGTCCTCATTGGTTTGAGGGACGGGGGAAATTACTGAAGGTGATTTTGGATTTTTATCCTCAATAGAAAAACCAAAAAGTTTTGCCATATTATAAAGTTTTAACTCTTATTATAGACTATTTAGTTGATATCGTCTCCACCTGCTCCGGGAGCATTGCCCTTTGCCGCTTCCCACCATTGAACTTGAAGTTCTACGGTAAATTCCTCAATTGCATTATTGGAATCGTAAGTAAGTTCGATTGCACTTACTTGAGTTGGGAAAACATCATAGAAGTGATACTGTCTCAATACTGATCCACTACGATCAAGTTGATAAACGAAAGCATCTGCTTGATAGAGTGCTGGATCAGTAACACCCGTATTGTCAGAAACTCTATTAATCGTATTCATCCACTTTTCAAAAGCGGAACGAATCGAAAAGTCAGTATCATTAATAACGGTAATAGTCCAGGTATCAAAGGTTCTGTCTCCAGCAATCTTGAGAACTCTTCCTCTGAAAGGAACATCAATTTGGGCGACATTTGAAGCAGGAAGATTTGCTGCCTTTGCTAAAAATCTAATTTTATCAAGAACTGTTGAGCTTGCTGGTGAAGCATCAGGAAAGTTCATTACAACTTCAAATAGATTGGCGCGAGCGCCGCCACCCGTCAACTTACTCTTGAAGTCGGTAATCTTCCTTAAAGGAGGTGGATTTAGTTGATTTCTGGTTGCCATAGTTTTAAACCTCTAGGTTAATTAAACGTTTCCGATTACTTCTTCAAAAGAAACACCAGTTCTGGTGGCAATGAAGGTCAGACCGATGAAGTTGATCGATCTTGCTGGTTTGATGTAAATGTCAGCAACGAATTCGTTGTTGTCAATGATTGCAGCAGTGTTATTTGTTTCATCACAAACAACAACATAGTCAAAGATTCCTCTCTTTGCCTGAACATCACGAAGGAAAGGTTCAACAATATTTACAAAGTTTGTTCTTGTAATCTCATCGTTGAATTCAAAGAGTTGATCTTTTGCTGCCGCAGCAATTGCGTCCTCAAGGTAGATGAACAAACGACGAACGTTAATTCTATCGAATGCTGAAGACTTACCATATCCAGTCTTATCACCAAAGAGAATAATTCCATCTCCAGGTGAGAAAATAACAGGGTTAATTCTGTTGGAGTAGAGTTTGTCTCTTTGAACTTTACTTGGATTGTATGAAAGTTTGACTGCGTTTAAGATTGCACCTCTTGAAGTTCCTGCAGGTGAGAACCATGGGAACTGATTGATGTCATTTCTAGCACAACATCCTGCAATGTCACCATTTAGTGGAATATATCTAAATGTATCGTTAAATCTATCATACATGTATTTGTATCCACTATCAAATACACCATAAGTCGTTGAGGTGATAGGAGCATAGAAACCAACTACATTATCTGTAATTGTATCGTCACTATTAACAGTAACTGTGCCAACAGACGAATCATTTAAAAATGCCTGTCTATATGGTGAAACAAACGCTACTGCATCTTTTCTTGCTTCCGCAACGGCAATACACTTATTAGCAAGTGCCTGTGCTTGTTCTTTACTATAATTTGCAGATCCCATTAGAACGAAATCTACTTCATAGTTTTCCGTATTTTCAAACAAACCATATCCACTGATAATATCATCTAGACCTGAACTTAATGCTCCAGTCGATGTAATACCAGTCTTACCACCATAATTTGTGCCATTAGCAAGTGTTAGTGTATTTGATCCAGTTCCATCATAGATAGTTCCTTCTGCATTAGTGTCCCACTCATTTGAGGTCTCTAATGTGAAGGTATTTGGTTCAAATCCCATTGCAACGGTTCCAGAAGGTTCCGATCCACCAAAAATATACTGGGAGTTTGTTGCAAGATACTTTCTCCAATAAGATGGGGATCCTAGTGAAAACTCGGCATCTGATGCTTTTGAAAGACTTAAATGTTTTTCAAGGATGGTTCCAGCATTTCCAGTAATTGTTCCTTTGTCATCAATAACGACAACATGAACCTCATCAAATCTTCCACCTCTTGCATCAGCATATTCTGATGTTGATGGTCTTGGTGCAACAGTTTCCCAAGGAATTGTCCCATTAGATAAAGTAATTGATTGGTTACTGAACCAATCTACTCTTGAGGTAACTGCAGTTGTGGCAACTCCAACTCCAGAATTATTGACAACTGAAATATTTCCAGTAGTGTTAAATCTATAAACACCATTTGGTTGATAATCTACTGCAGTTTCTGTGCCAGATGAAGCGACATATGATAAAAGTTTTACATCTACCGTGCCCGTTCCAATACCGGTAACAATACCTTTTAGATGACCATCTAAAACTGTTGTTACTCCAATTCCAGGTAAGACTTCAGTAATTGCTTGAGTAACACCATAACCAACTGAAACTGAAGTTGTTACGATACCTAAAGTTTGGTCTGCTTTTCCATCAATCAAAGCAACTTTAATTCCATTAGCCCAGGTGCCTGGATTTTTTGCAACTACAGTAAAGTTTGTAATTGTATTTTCATCGTAACCTAGTTGATTGTAATGCTCTTCACTTTTAATTTTAATGGTGGTTCCTGCGCCAGCAGATGCATTATTTAATAATTGATCATCTGCTCTTACAACTCTTAAAGTTCCACCGTATGCCAAATAGGATGAGGCTACCATCCAATGCTCATAATGCTTATCTGTTGAATATGGTTGCCCGAAAGTATTGAGTAAGTCATTCTCACTTTCAATAACAGCGGGAGTTCCTACAGGTCCTCTTTCAAATGGTGCAACAATTGCACCAACAGCAGCAGAAACTGTATCAACTCTGCCTACTGTTAAATCAACTTCTCTTACTACAATTCCAGGAGATGCTAAATTTAGCGGCATCTTTGTTCTCCTACAAGTCCAGAATTAATCTAAAAATATTTATTAAAAAATCGACTTTCAATGGGGAAACGATGCATGAACAGAATTACCAGTCAGGATATTCCCACTCAATCTTCCCTGTTAGTTTTTTTCTTGATTTAGTGACTCTTTGAACAGTGCATTCTTTACACTCATATGAGTATGCTGATGGAAAAGATCCTTTACCTTTTCTGATCAAATAGAAATCATCAATTAAACTTTTCTTTTTTCCACAAGTTCTACATTTTCTTTCAAAAAATAATAAGTGTTCTAACTCAATTTGATCATCTAGATCCATTAGAGATAATCCCACATATAAGATCTATCACCATATTCATCCAAATGCCACCTGTCTCCATCATTATCAACAAAACTAGTCATATCACTTATACCATCTGATATAAACCCAAACGGAGCCATATCTTGATCGATTTGATTTTTCTGCTCTTCATAAATTCTTTTACGAACATCATTGTCCGTCATTTCTTTGAAATATGGTTGAGCGACCAACCAAGAAAAAATTACAAGACACATTGCCAAATCGTCATTACAACCTTCCTCTGCCTCAAAAGAATTGTGCTTCTGTGCAAATGTGGTTAATTCTGAAATGATATCATAATCAACTGTAAGTAACTTGTCATCTTCTAGTAAAGTTTTTAAGTTAGAACATCCTAGTTTTTTAACAGCAGCAGTCATTCTTACACCAAGTTGTGATTTTTTTCCACTAAACCCAGATCCAACTAATTGACCAGCACGACCGCGCATTGCACACATTAAAACATTATCATATTCTAAATCAAAATGTAAAATATTTGCGACTTGATCTCCAATATCATTAACTTCAACTAATAACCAAGCATTATTATATCCTCTTGCCACATCATGAATAATATTTGGAAACAACATTGGTTTGATTTCGTTGTTTCGATATTTTGCTACAATTTTATAAGGAAAAGTTGTGATGTCAAAAACAACAAACGCCGAATAGTCGTTACCAAGACCACGAGCAACATCCACTGTCATCAAGTAATTATGTTCTTCTATTGGATTCTCATAAATGTCTAATCCTGCATTTCTTTTAATTGGATCGTCATAAGACAAATTTCTTAATTTTGTTGGATTAATCAGGGTGTTGATTGATCCTAAAAATTCACATTCAAACTCAACTTTAAACTGTTGTTCCGAAGTGTTTGCAATTGTTTGTTCTTTCCATGCCTGATCTCTTCCTGGAACTTCTGACCAATGAACATCGGTTGGGACATATTCATTTCTACCACGCTCCGCATCATTCCACATACGGTAGAAATGATTCATACCGCGTGGTGTTGAAACTATGATGACTTTTGTGCTTTGTCCAGAAGAAATAGTAGGATAAACAGAGGCAAAGAAGTCATCAGCAATGTGATTCGGGATGAACGCGAACTCGTCAAGAAAGATGACATTATAGGATCCGCCTCGGACAGCAGATGAAGAAGTAG